AATCTTGCCGCATTTAAATTTCTAATTGCTTGACTGGTAGGAATAAGAACTTTGCCACCTAAGTGTCCGCATTTCTTTTCTGATGCAAGTTGATCTTCAAAGTGTACAGCCGCCGCACCTGCTTCAATTAAATTTCGTGCCAGTTCGTATGCGTTGAGTGCTCCGCCGAATCCTGCTTCTGCGTCTGCGATGATTGGTGCAAAGTCAAAGCCTTCTCCGCCTTCAAGCACTTCGATTTGATCTTGTCTGCGAAAAGCATTATTAATCGAACGCACCACATTAGGAACGGAATCGACCGCATATAAACTTTGGTCAGGGTATGTTTCATTTTGACTATTAGCCGAGGCCGCGACTTGCCATCCTGATAGATATATAGCCTTAAGTCCCGCTTTAACGTGTTGTACTGCTTGTTGACCATTGTAAGCACCGAACGTATTGATGTAGTCATTTTCATCAAGAAGCCTCCTTAATTTGTTTGCTCCGTTCTTTGCTAAAGTGTGTTGGATCTTGACTGATCCTTGAAGAGACTTGACAGTCTCTTGGGTATAGTTTCTTTTGTCGCCCATAACAACTTCCTCTTTGTGTGTGCGATCAAATTACTCTATGACTATGTCCTCCATACCGGCAGTTCTTAATCTGGTAATATGACCTATTTGCCATTGCTTAGTATCAAGGCCCTTCATAATGCCGAGGTACTGGTTTCTCAATAATGCAAATTGATTTGCTAAATGAGTAAGTGTAATAACACTGTCCTCTCCATCGACAAACTTCTCAGCATCACGACTGCTAAGTTGCCTGTTATAATTCTCTAAATATTTTCTAAATACTTTACTGCGTTCTTTACGCAATTCAATATTTACATGTTCTAATATTGCTTCAATTTCTTGAAGTTGATTAAAACGTTGTTCTGTAATGCCTGGCAAAGATGCACTGGATTTCTCCAGCGAACCTTTAATTTTGCATTCATACTTGGCACTGTTAAGTTGCTGATCAAAATAATCTATAGCATCAACAATGTTGCCTAAATCGTCAGTTATCTTATTGTACCAAGTACTCATGTTTTACCATCCGTTTGAATAATCGTCATCGTAATCGTCATCTTCGTCCTCAACGCCTTCGTCAAAGTATGATACTATAGCAGTTTTCATAACTTTGTCAAACTCGTTACTGTGAATATGAATTTCACTGATGTCGATATTTTCTTCAAACAATCTTAGAAGTGTTTCTGCTACTTCTAATTTTTCTTTGGAAGAAACGTGGGACTTAACTAAATCCCACGTCTCATTTAGTAGTGCTATTTCAGGACTCATCAATTAATTCCTCAGGTATATCATCAAATTCATCTGGGTCAATATCCTCTGGCACATCTTGTTGTGCTAATGGATTTTGTTCCCATTCATCTATAATTACCTGAAGTTTATCTCCAGTCCAGCCTTTTCTGAACTCCTTTATTTCTTCGCCAGTTACAGGTGAAGTATAAAGCAGTTTATTACCGACCTTTTCAACAATACCTTTTGATTCAAGCATTTCCAATAGGCCACTATATGGATCCATACCTGTTTCATATGGTATTTTAATTTGAACGCCCTCGAAAGGCTTACTGTATCTTGATTTCATCACTTTACAGGCCGCTCTAATACCTTGCACTGTGGAGGTCTTATTACCGTCTGCATCTTCTTTTAGTTTCAACTTTTTCATTGCAACTACAATAGATGAGGCGTAAATAAAACCTTGACCACCACTGATCTTATCATCAGGATCAAACATATCTTGAGATGCATAAGTGTGATTGGTTGCTATCAATGCGATGGGGAATGGTGCAATTTGATTAACAGTGTTTCTAACCAAAGCAGTTAATGCCTTAGGTTTTCTACCCATATCACCTTTCATATCACCTTTTTGAAACTGATCAACGTCAGTGGGTGTCAAGAGCATACCCAAACTGTCAATTACGAAAACAAGTTTAGGCATTTCGTCGTACTCCAAATCTCCATAATTTGATTTGTAGTCTTTCATAAACTCAGAGATGGCTTTCGCTACATCATCAATCATAGATACTGAAATACGCAAGAGTTTTTCTGGACTTGTATCAACATCAAGTGCCTGTAGCCATTCTTCGTCAAGTGCATTCTCTGAATCGAACAACACGACTTGACAGCCCATTTCTTGTGCTGATTTTACAAGGTTACCAGAACATATAAAGGATTTACCTGAGCCTGACTCACCAGCAAACACACTGACTTTTCCTAATGGAATACCTTTGTTGAAATCGTTAGATATCAAATAGTTTAGTGTGTAATTACCAGTGCTGATCCAATCCTTAGGATCGAAGAAGCCAGCACTGATGCCTGTGATGCTTTTAGTAATTCCCGTACGGAACTTCGTTAAGTCAAATGGTTTCTGCATGATTTATCTCCTTAGGCGTCTGTATTGCTTCTGGCTCTAATCATTGCAAGAATATCATCTGCTGATTGTTTTCCTTTATCGTCTGATTGTTCAACTGCTGGTGCAGGAGCAGGAGCCGCTTCAGCCACTGGTGCCGGTGCAGGTGTTTCCACTGCTGGGGCAGGTGCTGGTGCAACTGGTGCCGCTGGTGCTGGTGCTGGTGCTTGTTGAGCAGGAGCACTTGCAGTTTGAACCGCTGTTGATGGGACTTCTACGCCATATGGCTTGTAAAAGTTGCCCCATTTTTCTGGGTCATATAAATCTCCATCAACACTTGCTTGGAACATTTCACTAATTGCTTGATACCCTTCAGCAGTAGGTTGTGCTGGAAGGAAGTCTTTTAGTGTAAACAATCCATTAGAATCAATAGCCGCTAATTGTACTTCATCTAATGCACTCTCTTTACGAGCCCACTTTGATGTAGAGTAATCAGCATATTGACCTTTAGTTGTCTTAGAGACTCTAAAGTCTGTACCATTAACGTAATCAGTTGGAATGTTTTCCATTTCTGGGTCCATTAACGCCGCTTTAATAATATTAAAGATCTGTGGTGAAATCACAAATCTACGAATTGGGTTTTCTGGTGAATCTTCATTAAGAGGATTCTCAGTTACAAAACCTTGGAAAATGTAAGAACGTTTTTTCCAATACTTTCTGCCCATATCTTCAAGACTTGCGTCTTTAAACCAAGGACGAACCTCAGTAAGAACTGGACATGTGTCACCGTACATTTCACCGCATGGTACTTGTACTGTAACAGGTTTGTTCTCACCACCTTTTACTCCTGGGAAAGTCAAACGAATCATTTGTCTTTCAACCCAAAAGAAGTCGTTGCTTGTATCACCGTCAGGAAGGAATCTAAGTACTGCTGAAGTACCTTCATCGATGTTCCAGTGTGGGTAAATTGCGTTATCGCTTTGGGTGGGTGAACCGGAGGATTTATTCTCCATTGCCGAGAGCTTTGCTCGGATTTCTGCTAAAGATGCCATAATGTTTCTCCTATAAATGCCATGTTTGCCATATCGTATACAATGTATACTTGTGCCTATTAATTATAATGCCAAGATAGAAAATGTCAACCTTTTTGGTAAACTTTTTTTCTAACAATGTTATTTAGCAAAAAACCGGCAAAAGCCGGCTTTTTTTGGTATGCTAATATCTTTTGATTAGTCTTCAATTATAAATGAGTCTAAGAAGCTCTCATAAATTTTACTGTGGTCAACGGCCTCATTTCTTACACGTGGCTCGTTAGCACTTAGTAAACAACTCTTAATTGTAGAGTATTCAAATTGATTTAAATTACTACCACCTGATATCTTCTTACTAATACCTGATAGATAATTGCTTAACATTGGATCCTTTGCAGTGTTGCCCATTTGAGCAACTTGATATCCAAGTTTTGCATGTGGTGAAGTAAAGTCTAAACCGTTTGTTTCTGTGACTAAATCTTTTAAATTATCAAAACTTTCGTTTGCAATAGCATCGTTGATTTTGCTTTCAAATGATGCTTGTCTTGACATAGCAGTTTTAATGCTATCAATTGCATTTGCTACTCTGTCATCAAAATGTGTTTCAGTAAATTTGCTTTGAAGATCAACATCATCAGTTAAAACTTCTACACTGTTTCGTGCAACAATGTCTTCACAAGCATTAGCATATGATTTAATGCCAATAAGTTTGTGTAAAGTTTCGCTTATGCTGTTAATGTTTTCTATTGCTAATTTTACATAAGATTCGTTTTCTTCATTTACAAGTTTTGCATTAGAAACGTATCTAACAAATTCTCTTAATTTTCTTTGTTCAATAGCAGACTCGGTAATTGCTGAGCCAATTGCATCATACATCTCACCACCTTGTTGAATATGGCGAGCCATTGCACGAGCGGCTCTAAGGTTGTTCTCTGCCATTTTAAATCTTTCATGACCACGTTGAATATAGATACTGTGTATGTTTCTACTACGTGAACCTCTTACTTCTTCGTTTACAGGTTTCTTATGTCGAACAACGAGTTTTACAGAGTCAAGTGGTTGGTAACTGGTTTTACTACTACCAGTCATAGGGCCAAAACCTTCCATAACATCTGCCATGTCTTTCTCCTGATTTTGAGCAATATCAACTTTTTCGGACTTAGGTTCTAAATGTTTGTCAAACAATTTGAAATCAAAGTCTTGTAAATTGTCTAATGCCATATCTTTTAACATTTCTCTTAGTTCAGATACATCAGAATCTTTGTTTGCTGACAGCAATACTTGCTGATTCTTTTTATCAAACCTAACTAATATGTTTGGTTCTTTAACAGCAAAACGTGTTCCTTCTCTTGGATCAACCACGAGATTACCTTCGTTGTCATAACTTTGAACTTCATGCCCAAAGCCTTTTATAAGATTATAAATCTTTTCACTGACAGAATTAACGTTGATTGCCACTGTATCTCCTTTTAGTATAACTATTTATCATTATAAGAGATCAATTGGCATTGGGCCTTCCCATTCATCTTCATCATCAGCATAGTCTGAACTTAAACTACCTGTGAGGTTTGTATTTACTACTTCAAATACTTCGTCCTCAAATGATGCAATAAATTCAATCATTCTAACACAAAGTAAAAAACTCATTACGAGATCATCATGCTCGCCTGGTTTGGCGGCAAAACTGTTACCTTTTGCAACAAAGTTTTTAAGTTCACTAATAAGTGCTCTACTCTGAACTTTTAATTTATCTGATTCGAGAAGTCTCTTCATTGAAAGAGCACCTTCGACTTTTGATTTGTGGCTTGTATGGAATCCTCTGCGTCCTCTTTTACCTTGCACCTTTTTAGGTTCGTGTACCATTTCACCTGGGAAGTTTTCCTCACCTGTGTCTCTAATAACTACAAGTGCCGCTTCTCCAATAGTGTTGTTTTCCACAGTCCAATAAATTTGGTTTACTTGCAACTCTTTTAAATATTGCAGTATATCCATCATGGTACGCATTTGTCCTTCAATTGGTGTTTTATTGTGTTGCCATTCTGCAACTTGTACCATAGTAGGAACTTCAACAACTTGTATAGCACTGTAATCACCACCTGTACCTGAACTTGGATCAAGTGCTACAACATAAGTAAAATTAGGGTGTGGGTGTTTGTACCAACGTACTTCGCCCATTTTTCTTATAGGTTCCATACCTTCCAGTTGCATTAGTTTTAGAGGAGAAACAAGTGTTTCATCGTAAACAACAAATTCACAATTATGTTCACGTCTAAACCTTTCTTCACCAATACTTGCTTGTTCTTGTAATGCCCAAGCCTCATCACGTTCTGGGTGCTCGTCCCATTTTGCAAGGAAAGGTCTAAAACCATTAACACCTATTTCTTTTTCGTTACCATGTTCATCGAACATTTTGTTAGCACCTGCCCAAATCATTGCAAACTGATCGTCGTCGTTATTTGGTGTAGATGTTACAATAGCCTTACCACCTGTTGCAAGTGTTGGTGATAAGGAAGTCCAAAATTCTTTCGCGATGGTATTACGCACAAACGCAAACTCGTCTAAGTAAATTAGTGTTAAGGACATACCACGTCCAGTGTTTTCAGTAGTGGTTGCTGACACAATACGTGAACCATTATCAAAAGTTAAACTACCTTTGTTGTATTCTGTAACACCTGCTCTAATATGATCTGGACAACTTTCATATGCATAACGTATACGTTGCATAATTTCATTAGCACCACTTGCTTTATGTGCGGCAACAAGTATTGTACTATCAGGTCTAAACATTGCATACCACAACAAATAACCTGCGGCTACAGTGGTTTTACCCATCTGTCTACCCAGCATGTTGATACTGTAGCGATAATTGTTGTAGTTTGTAATGAGATCTAACTGATAATCATATGGCTCAAAGTCTATACCACCTCTTGTAGGGTGCTGTATTTTCATAAAGTTTCTCATGAAATACAATGGACCAGTGTCGTGATCACAACATTGCTGAAACTCAAGTAAAGTTTCCTGGGTATAATCAACTTTTTTATGTGCTGATTTTACCAGACTGGTATCTGCTGTTCCACGTGCCATACAGTTATTTATTGGATTTTGGTATTAAGATAAATGCTTTGCGAGTTTATCTTTGAGCATACCCATTAATACATCTTTATCTGTGCTATATGATGGGTTTTTGATAGCAATCATGTTAGGCTCACCGCCTTCATCATCTGCTGGCTCACAGTCGCATTCGCCTGGAGGGCAATCACAATCTACTTCACCGCACTGTGGGCATGGTTCGCCTTCTTCGCGATCCATTTCTGGCTCTTCGTGATCGTGATCTTCATGATCTTCATGGTCATCGTTTTTAGGTAATGTAATACCTGCAAGTTTTAATACATCGTGAAGTTCTTGCATACTTTTAGCATTTGCACTAATAGTTACTCTGGCATCGCCCTTAGACTTTGTTTTAGAATAAGAAACATTCTCTGATTCTTCTTCTGGAGAAGCCATTCCCATTGGGAAAGCATTTTCCATTAAGTTTAAAAGTTTTTTGTTAAAGTCTAAGTCTTTCATTATGTATGAACTCCGCCTTGTGCAATAATATCAACTTCTTTAGTTTTCTCAGCACCTTTACCCATGTTAGGAGTATTAACTAATGTATCATACATCGGCTTTAAGTTATCGCCCATGATTTCGTCTTTGCTTGGATAGTTACGGAAGTAATCTGCACCTTTTTCTGCTTTAATTCTTTCTAACTCTGCTAAGAACTTAGCATTATAATCTTCACCAAAGCCAAAGTCTTTTGCATCTAACCCATCTTGCTCATCTTCATAATGAGCCATATCCTCTTTTGCTAACTCTGAATCTTCTTCATTAACATATCTATCTTCGTCATCAGCAACTCTACTTGCAACTATTTCTGATTCAAGTCTACGTGGGTCTTTGATGTCATAAGCAAGAACTTTCTCTGGTTCAATGCCTAAATTAACACCTAACCATACTTCTAAAATTCTTGGATTAACAGGATACTTCAATACAATATCTGTGCTACATACTTCTGATACACATTTAATGCCTTTTGCTCTTTGAAATTCTGCTGGGTTTTCTTGAATAGGAGTTCTTTTAAATGGTGCAACACTAACAACATTATACTTTTTCAAGCAATCTTCAATCATGCTTACGTGATCGCTACTGCAATCTGCCGCAAACTTTACACGGAATGAATATTCCTTATTAAAACTTTCTGTTAGATAATCATTTAGTTGCATATCTATAATCTCCTGTTCATACTTATTTATCATTTTTTTCAAAAACTTCAGATTTCAATCTTTGTAATAGTTCTGCATGAGGTCTTATACCTGGATGACCACCATCAGGAAAGTCATCATTATGATAAACATACTTACTGATTTCTTCTGCTTCTTCTACATCTTGTAGTGTAGGATTTTCCCAACCAGATATACCCCACCACATGCCGTCTGGAAGATCGACTCCCACAATATCAGACTTCCAGTCTTCTATGTAATAATGAAATAGACTTTTATCTATGTGAGGACTTAATTTTACACAACCTCCTATAGCAATCACTTTTGCACGACTTGTAAGTTCTTCACGTATTTTTTGGTTGAGTAAAGGGTAATAATGATCTGGGTCAAATACATATCTTTTCGGGCAATATACATTTTCTTCTATACAATCTCTGTAAGGGCTTGTATGAAACCAGATTATATAATCAAATTCATGATTATCAAAAGGCGGTGGATCATAAGGCCAAGGATTTACTGTTTCGAATCCTTGAAACCAATACTTTACTCTGTCAATTGTACCAAAGTTATTGCCGCCATTAACCGCAAGACAAACAACTTCATGTCCTTCTGCTTCTAATAAGTAGTGTAGATGTGTTTCTGGGGGTGGTCCAGGAGGACCATAATAGTTTGCATTTGCCCAACTGTCACCTGCAATAAGTATCTTCATAACTATTCATCTTTGTTTTCGTCTTTGGTAGATAATAGTTTTAATAATTCATTGCGGTCTAAAACATTTGCTGTAACTTCTTGACTGCCATCACCATTTTTATTGTTCAAATGATCTAATCTTGCTTTCTTTAACATGAGATCAACTTGTTTTAATTTGCGATTTACTTTGCTGTCCTTTGCTTCTAAAGCAATTTTTAGCATGTTAGATGCATTATTAAACACTTGTCCAGCCGCCATATCAGTCATGTTCATACCAAGACTCATAAGTTGTTCATAACTTTCTACTGCTTGTTTTGCAATGTCATCCATTTCACTGTCGTGATGTTCCATGCCCTTAACTTCAGCAAGAGCCTTGTTGATCTTTTCACTCACAGTCAACGCATCTTCGACAGTTTGCACAGATGGAGTATTGCTCACTGGTGCATCGTCTTTCATGTCTTCCATGTGTGGTAGATTGAATTCTTCTTCTAATTTTCGTGTCATACTGTTATTTATTATTTACGTTTACGGGCAACACGTTTCTTAGGATTACGTTTTTTAGTTTTGTGAAATATTTGATCTTCATTTATAACTTTAAAACGTATGCCTTTACGTTGACACCATTCTTGTGCCGCAGTCCATTTAGCGGCATTCACAGCCACTTGTACTTGTTGTGCCCTGCCACGTGCATTTTCCATTGTGGTTTGTGTACTTGGTTTAATTTCAATTAGTTCAACGTGAGTCTTACCATCTTTGTCAGTATACTGTATCATAAAGTCAGGTACATAATTAGTGTACTTGCCTGTTACAGGATTGAGGTAAGGTATTTTGATATTTTCACTTGCCCATTTGTGAATATTTGGGTGGGCGTCACACATTCTCATGAATGCCAATTCCCAACTACTTCTAAAGTATGGTTTTGCTTGTCCTACATATTTAATAGGGTTCTGTACTTCATACAGACCTTGTGCAAATCTGCCCATTATTTTTTAATGTAGTCGCCAAATCTACTCTTACTGTTGCTTGTTGGCTTTGCAAGACCTACACGATTGCCTGCTGGTCTCAACATGTTTATTGTGTCGTATGTGTCAACTGCTAACTTCAAAGCCGCCTCGCCGGGTTCAAAATAGTCTGCTGGATCTACACCCTGAGTTTGTGCTACTTGGATTAACACACCTGCCATTGTTTTTGCTTTGGCTGGCTTAAATCCAACTTTTTCTAATCTTGTTGTGATAGTGTCGAGTTTAACAGGATCAATTGTAACATTCTCGGCTAAGTTACCTAAAATATCAACACTTGCTTCTGGTATTGGGAAATTTATAGTAGAGTTTTCAATGTATGCTACAAGGGTATCGTAGGATACTTTATACTTTACTTCGTTACCAAAGGTATCATATAAATTTGAACTTGGCATTATTCTCCCCTACTCTGTGGCGTACCAACAATACGTTGCACACCTCTTGTGATTGCTCTTGCGCCTGCGTCTTTGATGTTACCACCTTGTATGGCCGCTGACACAACACTTTCACCAAAGTCTGTAAGTATATCACTTATTTTATCTTCATTAGTTTCATTGTTTGGTCCTGCAATTACAACTTGGTCACCGTATGTATCTGGCAAGTTACTTGAACGTGAAACTGTTTCTGTGCCTATTGGATCTGGGTCAGGACCACTTGATGGACCACCTGCACCACCTGTTCTCTTGCTTGGGGGTATAGGTGCTGTCCTTGTTCTTGGAGCCTCAACACTGCCTAATAATTTATCCAACTTCATTGGTTCGTCCATCAGTATCGGATGTTTGAGATTTTCAAATGCAGGACCTTCAAGTCCACTTGCGTTTTCAAATCTATCAAGATCCTCAACACTCATGTCAGTGTTTAAATCACTGTACACTGTGAATCTTTCATAACCAAATTCTAAATCAAAACCCATTGCATCACTTGATGCATAATCAATACCGCTTGGTTTGAAACTTAAAAGTTTTGGATTTATGATACTGTATTGTACTGCTTTATTACCGTGATATAACACAAAGTCTATTCTTTCAAAAAACTGTCCGTCCATTTGAGGATTATAACCTGCAACGTTACTGTCCCATACACCGTCTCTACCAAATGAACTGCCTTGTGTTTCTATACCACCTATTCTATCTATTTCGCCTTCTATATCTCTGCTGTCACCTTTTTGCTTGTTACGTGGGTCCATGTAATGATATGAAAAATATTTC